CCTTCTTCTTTCGTTTCCGCTTTGGTTTTTCAGGTGCTGCTTCGGCCGGAAGATCATCCGGGATTTCCATAGGTTCTTCGGGCTCTTTGTCCGCCTGGATTTCCTTCGGCGGAAGCTGTTCCGCTATCGCTATCGCTGCCGCTACGGGCTCAAAGGATGGAGGGCAGGAGCCGAACTCATACTCCTCCCCCACCTTCCAGTATTTTCCTCGCCGGTAGCAGCGTCGTTTGCACCGGCAGAGCATGGCCTAGCTCAGCTTGTCGATGCCGCTGACCAGGTAGGCGTCGAATTTCCCTGCGGTCAGGGCGGCCGTGCCGATGGTGTAGAGCACCCGGAGGTACCGTTTGCACCCCATGGGGATCCGTGCCCGTATCACCTGAGTGCCGGCCGTGAGGCTCGCTTTTGCGATGGCTGCCGTTGCGAGCAGCGTCTCGGCGCTACCGAAGGCGCTGTCGCTGTCCGTCTGCAGGGCGAACGTCACCGTGGCGTTGCCTTCGGAGGTGACGGTGGTCTGGACGGCCACCACGAGCCACAGGGAGTCGAGAGCATCTCCAGCCGTGGTCAGGTCGACGATGTTTTTCGACGCGTGGGGGGCCACCGTGGTCTCGGCCTGTGCGTCGCTGAAAATCAGTTCTTTGTCGAGAATCATGTTTTTATCCTCCTGTCTTCGTCAGGCCTAGGCTGCGGGGCTGACGAGGTCTTCGTCGTTCACCAAGGCGTCGCACCGGGCTACGGGGATGCCGTCGAATGTCATGACGGACTTTCCGGCCACGGTCTCCCAGGTGAGGTTGTAGGCGACTTTCTCCAGGATGCCCAGGCGGAGCGCCGTGTGGACGGTGCGGTTCATGCACCAGACTGCCCTGCCCATGCCCAGGTTCGGGATGCGCTCCTCGGCCTGGATCATGAGGTTGATGAGCGCCTTCTGGGCCGTCGCTCCGGAGAGATCGGAGACCTCGATGTTTGCGATCCGGACCGCGTACCGCCAGTCGCGCACTGTCAGGCCGAGGTCCCACTTGTAGTGGGTCCGGTATCCCTGGTAGCGGCCTCCTGCGGCGTCCTCCAGGGTCACCTCGCCCAGGTCACGGTGGCTGAGCCCGGCGGGAAGCCCCTTGGGGTACAGGCCGTGGACCGTGTTCGGGCCCCAGACGATAAGCCAGACGGACGTGTTGTCCGTATCGTCGCCTGACCCGTGGATCACGTTGTACGTGGACAGCTTGTCGTCGGACGTCTGGTACGCCGTGTACCGGGGCGCGAAGCCGTTGAACTTCTCCGGCTCCAGGGTGGTGTTGCCGTAGAACAGGGTGGTGGCCATCTCCTGGTTCATGGCCTCAAGGAACGCCCGGTCCTCGGAGAGGCGGAACGCTGCCGTGTTGCCGTTCAGGTCGACAAGCGCCTTGTCCACCTCGGCGTATGCCTCGAGCATGCCGCACGCGTCGCTGATCTGTTTGGTCTGCGATTTGCTGGGCTGGACGCCGTAGTTCAGCAGCCTCCAGGTGGCGCTGGGCAGGCCGGTGCGAACGGTGGTCTTGTGGCTTGTGCCGTTGTTGCACTCCTGCACGCTCATGTACTTCAGGATGTCATTGGTTTCAGACAACAGCTCCACGATGGTTGCTATTTTCCCGTCAGGATCGCTCCTGCGGGCCACGTCCATCAGGGTGGGGTTCTCGTATCCGATTGTGCTCATGATTGCCTCCTCGATAAATTATTTGCCCATGGAGGGATAGAGCAGCTCGGCCGGTGATTTCGTGCCGAAGCTCGCCCTGCCTCCGGGCGTCTGGTCCTCGCCGATCAGCTTTCCGGCGGCGATGAGGATCCGGAAGAGCTCCGGGTCGTTCATGGATATAAACTGCCTCTCGTTCAGGTGCTTCACGAACTTCCCATCCGGGTCCACGGCCTTGAGCAGGTTTTCCGCGAAGGCCATGTTCTCGGGGAGCTTCTCTCCGCCGTACTGGGGGTCCGTCTTCACTGCCGCCACGTCCTGGTCTATGAACTTCATGGCCGTTTCAGCCTGCTGGGCGGCCACGCGCCCGATGTTCCGCGCGTAGATGTCGGCCAGCCGCTGGGCCTGTGCCTGGGTGAGCCCGAGCTCCTTTGCTACAGGGGTGAATTCGTCGACGACGGCCTTATCGGCCACCATTCCGTCGGGGAGCGTGAACTCGTAGGTTTCAGGGATCCCCTCCTCCGGCGTGTCGTTCGCCTGCTCCGTCCCGGCATCGGGTACCTGCGCGGGTTCTGCCTCCTGCTGCGCTCCGCCTCCGAGCAAGCTCGTCTGCGGTTGGGGTGCCTGGGGTGTGCCCGTGGCTGCTCCCCGGGTGCTCTCCTGCCCCCCGGATACGGTGTCTGCCTGACCGGGTGCGGGTGTAGGATCCGTCATTTCCGATTACCTCCTCTGGGTATCAAATCGTTGTTCGTCATCCAGCGCAGGAACTCCCGCGCCATGCGTCCCTCGTGATCCGGGTCCACGTCCATGAGGTCCGCCTTGATCTGCAGCCCCACGGAACGCTTCCCCTCGTTGTAAAAGCTCGTACTGTTGCCGGTGAATGTCGTCTGGTAGATTCCGGCGATCTCCAGGAGCCGCCACAAAAAACGAAGACCCTCGGGGGTTCCGAGGATCTTCTTCAGGTCGTCCTTCTCAAGTTCGCGCCGCCGTCTCAGCCGTTCGTCATCAGTCATGGCGCATTCCCCGTGATTCCGCCAAGGAGCATGTCCATGGCCGTGCTCTGGCCAACGGGCGTGTCTGAGAGTATCTTCGCGCTCTGTGCCCCGGACTGGACCTGTTCCATTGCCTGCTGCGCCCGGATCTGCCGCGCCTCCTGCTCGATCCGTGCGAGCGCCTCGTCCGTGGTCCGGAGGATCTCCGCCGGTACGCCAACGTAGGTGCCGTATTTCTGCAGCGCCGCCAGGGCGTCGATCTTGTGGCGCACCTCCGGGAATACGGCGATCAGGTTTCCGGCGAAGGCCATGGTCTGTTCGATGGCGGCCGTCCCCACCATGCGCTGCGCCTGGGCGAGTACGCTGACGTATTCCGCCTTTATCTCCTCGCCCTGGAGGTCTGGAGGAGGAGGCGGCAGGATCCCCGCGTCGAATGCCCGCGAGAATGTCTGGTCGATGACGGGGTCCAGCATCTCGTTGTACAGTTGTTCGAGCACCGGCCCCAGCATGAGGAGCTTTTCCTCGTGCCTCTCAGCCACCTCTGTGGCCGTCATCTGGTTCCGGTCGAGGTTCGTCAGCATGAGGAAGAGATCTGAGAAAAAGGCCCGCTGCACGTTGACCGATACCTTGTCGATCTTCATCTCGATTGCCCCGATATCCGGCCGTACGTCGTAGATGCTCCGGATCCCCGCCTGGGAGACGTCCGGGACGTAGTTGATGCCCCCCGGCACGGTGGTCAGGCCGTACTGGTTTATCAGGCTCGCCGGGGCCTGGAGCGGCGGGTCGATGACCTTCTGGATGCCCACCAGGCAATCCGTCTGCAGCTGCTGGATCATCTTCGCGTTCCCCAGGGCGAACCATCCGGG